CGACGAGGCGGGCGACCGCCGAAGCAGACCAAGCCGCTCCCATAGTGGGGCGGCTTTTTTGTCGTCAAATCGAAGCCAGCGCGGGGCGTCAAAAAACCTTTTGACGGCTGCCGCTCTTTTATGGCGGCAGACAATCCCTTTCTCGACATTGACGTTGCGACGCTGACAACGCTCAAGTCCAAGGTCTTGGACGCGATCCAGGCGTGTCTGCTCAACACGAGCTACTCGCTCAACGGCAAGTCGGTCACGCGCGCCGATCTCAACACGCTTAACAAGATGCTGGGCGACATCGTCTCGGCCATCGAGTACCAAAACGGCGACACGACCGACACGACGTTCGTCAGCTTTAACGGGAACTGATTATGCAGACTTTCGACGCGACCGCAGTCATCCGCAACCGGCCGTGGTTCGAGCGGGCGCTTGAGACCATCGCTCCGCAGGCCGCGCTGCGCCGGCTCCAGGCTCGCGTCGAGACCGCGCTTTTCAGCTACAACGCCGCGCAGACGAACCGGCTTTACGCGCCGATGCAGTACGGCCAGCCGAGCGAGTCCTCGCAGACGGTGCGCGAGCGCGTGGTGATGATGTGGGAGGCGCGCAATCTGGTCGAGAATTGTCCCGAGGTTAAGGAGGTCTCGCGCAAGTTCGGCAACTACCTCACGCCGACCGAATATTCGCCTGCGACTGGCGACCGCGACTACAACGCCATCGTCAACGATTGGTTCCATACGTGGTGCAAGCAGGCCGACGCGACGGGCCGCAATTCGTTCCGCAAGCTCGTCCAGCTGGCCGCGGAAAACCGGCCGGTCGACGGCGACTGCGGCTTCGTAATCCGCCGCGTGGGCGATGGGCTCAAGCTTCAGCTGGTTCCAGCGACCCGCATCGGCAACCCCAACGAGATGGGCCTCGACTCGGAGAACTACTTCGAGGGCGTCATCACGAACGAGTTCGGCGTGCCGGTCGCGTATCGCATTTACCGCGTGACGCGCGAGGGCGTCTACTTCGGCGCGGAGGACGTGCCAGCCGGCAACTTCTGCCACTACTTCGACCCCTTCCGCGTCGATCAGTACCGCGGCGTCACCGACTTTCACGCGGCGATCCAGACGGCGCGGATGCTGCACGAGATCCTCCAGGCCGAGAAGGCCGGCGTGCGGTTCGCCTCGCAGCAGAGCGGCCAGCAGCAGAAGAACGAGCTCTCCGAGGTCGGGATGATCAAGTATCTCGGCCAGGCTGACCGCGTCGAGACGATGCCGGCGCGGCCGAGCACCGCCTTCACGGGCTTCATCGCGCATCTGATGCACGAGCTCTCCATCGCCGTCGGCATCCCGAAGGGCGTTCTCTTCGGCACGCAGGATTACGCCGGCCCGAGCGTGCGCGCGGAGTTCGCCGCGGCCGACCGCGTCTTCGCTCGGCATCAAGGCGTGCTCGTCGACAAGGTGCTAGATCCGATCAAGAACGCGGTGATCCTCGACGCCATCGCCCGAGGCGAGATCCCGGCGCCTCCGGCTCGTGCTGGCGAAACTCCGGTGCAGGCGCTGAAGCGCGCGACCCGCGGAGAGTGGCGCTTCCCGCCCAAGCTGACGATCGACGTTGGTCGCGAGTCCGCGGCCAATCTGAACGAGAACCGCCAGGGCGCGAAGTCTCTTCAAGAGATCGCGGCCGAGCAGGGCACCGAAGCCTTCACGCGGCTCGAGCAGATCGCGGCCGAGGCCAGCTACGTCAAGGAGCTCTCGGAGCGTTACGAGATCCCCGAGACGGCGATTCGCCTCGTGACCAATTCGCTGCCCAGCACTCCGGCCGCCGCTGCCGCTACGGGCGATAACGTGGCGAGCTCCGCCGCGGAGGCGCAGGCGGAATCGACCGCATCGCCCGAGGACGAAACGCCCGACCAGCCTGCGACGCCGGCCGAGCTTGCGCGTTTCGCCGCGGTCGACCTCACGCCGACCGATGCAATGGCAGCCGAGGCCAAGCGCGGCCTTGAGTGGCGCGAGAAGTTCAACCGTGGAGGCACGGCCGTTGGCGTCGCTCGTGCGCGCGACATCTCCAACAAGTCCAACCTCTCGCCCGACACGGTGCGCCGGATGGTCTCCTATTTCGCGCGGCACGAGGTCGACAAGCAAGGCACCGGCTTCTCCCCTGGCGAGGACGGCTATCCTTCCGCCGGCCGAATCGCGTGGGCGCTTTGGGGCGGTGACGCCGGGGCCAGCTGGGCGCGCGCGAAATCCGAGGCGCTCAAGCGCGAGGAGTTGAGCCGGCCGACGAGCGTGGCCGATGCGATCGAGGCGGGCCGCAACCGCGCGAAGCGTCCGCTGGAGAAACTGGCCGACAAGGCGACCAAGCTCGCCGCCGTGCGCCAGAAGCTCGGCCACAACGCGAAGAGCGAGGCGCAGATCGAGCAGGCGCTGAAACGTATCGGATTTCAGCCGGCCAAGCCAAAGGTCGTCGAGATCAAGCCCGAGGTGACGCTCTCCGACGCGCGCCGTCTTCTGGCCGAGCGCACCGAAACCGAAAGCAAGCTCGACGCGATGGTTAAGTCGATTGCCGAGCGCCGCGCTAAGATCAAGACCTCCTAACTATGCACGCAGTTCTCGACGCGCTGATCTCCTCCAACGAGCAGCTTGGCAAGAAGGCCGAGGTCTTTTCGCAGCTGCTCGTCGATCACGACGCGGCGCTCGAGAAGCTGCTCGAGCAAGTGCAGCAGACCGTTCCCGAGATCCGCAAGGAGCTCGACGCCAAGATGGTCGAGGCCGTGCCTGGGCTCGTCTCGGACGCCTATGCCAAGTACAACGAAGACCTCGAAGGCCGATGCCGCGCCGCGCTTGCCGAGTCGCAGACGAAGCTCGAAGCCGTCCGCGCTGAGATCGTTGGTCTTGCTCAAGCGCAGTTCACCGAGGCCGAGAAGCAAATCGGGCTGACCGCGGAGCAGATCGAAGCGCGGATCCTAGGCACGCTGACTGAGGCCGCTAAGGAGCGCATCACGAAGCTTGAGCGCGGGCTTGTCATCGAGATCCAGCACGCGGTCAACGCGGCGCTGCCGAAGCAAGAGCTGGCCGCGGCGCCGACGCTAATCGACTCCTACCGCGGGCAATGGAAGGAGGGGATGGTCGCGCAGCGTGGCGATCTGTTCTCGTGGTACGGCTCGACCTACCTCGCGCTTGAGGACACGAACGACACGCCCGGACGGAAGAACGTCGGAACCGCTGGCGCGAAGTGGGCGGTGATCGCGGCGCGTGGTGCAGGAGGCGGAGGTGGAGGCGGCGGTGACTCGCTGCCTTCGCAGGCGGGCAACGCGGGCAAGTTCCTCAAGACGGATGGCACGACGACGCTTTGGGAAACGATCCCCGGCGGCGGCGATATGCTGGGCGCGAACAACCTGACCGACGTCGCGTCGATCACGGCTGCTTTCGCGAACATCAAGCAGCCGGCGAGCACGAGCGCCTCGGGCGTCGTCACGTTCGCGACCTCGGGCGAAAGCGCCGCGCTCAAGGCTGTGCAGGCGAACGACGCGCGCTTGTCCGACTCGCGCACGCCGACCGCTCACGCCTCGACGCATCAGACCGGCGGAAGCGACCCGATCGACTTCCCGGTCGACTCGGTCTTCGGCGCGACGAACACGATCACCCAGGTCGACTACTTCGCGCTTAACACGTCGAGCACCGTCGCCGTCACGACGGCCAAGGCCGTCTGGAACTCGACCGAGAGCTCGTTGGAGATCGGCCTCAACTCCAGCGTTAACGCACTCCTCGGAGTCGACGCGCACATCCAAGTCTACAACCAGAGCGGCTCGCCGTTCACCAAGGGCCAGGTCGTGCGGCAGGACGGCTCATCCGGCACGCGGCTCAAGGTGGTGCTCGCGCTGGGCACCGACGACACCAACTCCGCGACCACGATTGGCCTCGTCGCGCAGAGCATCGGCAACAACTCGTCCGGCTTCATCATCACGAACGGCCTGCTGCGTGGCATCGACACCAACGCCTTCAACGAGGGCGACACGCTCTGGCTTTCGGCCACGACTCCAGGCGGGCTAGTCAACACGCGGCCGACGCAGCCGAATCACTCGGTGCGTATCGGGTACGTGATCAAGAAGGCCGGCGTCGCCGATGGCATCATCTACGTCGACATTCTAAACGGCTTCGAACTCGAGGAACTGCACGACGTGCTAGTGACGTCGGTCACGAATCGCGACTTTCTCTCCTACGATTCGTCGACGACGGTCTGGAGGAATCGGCAGCTCTTCGACTCGACCGCTCCTGCGGCGCTGGGCGTCTCCGCGACTCCCGGCATCTCGATTACCGCGGCCCGAGTCGATCACGTCCACGCGCGGCCGACGCTCGACCAGCTGGACATCAGCGGCGCGGCGCAAGGCGACATCCTCTATCGCTCGGCCACTAGCTGGGCGCGGCTTCCCGCGGCGACTGCCGGCTACATCCTCCAGACTAACGGCGCGGCGGCGAACCCAGGCTGGGTCCAGAACACGGGCGGCAGCGGCGCGCCGACTGATGCCGAATACATCGTTGCCTCCGCGAATGGATCGCTGAGTGCCGAGCGCGTCATCAGCAACAGCACCTCGGTCACGGTCAACTTCGCAACCGGAGGCCAGGTCTCGCTTGAGCGTGCCGCGCTGACCGGCGACGTCACAGCCTCGCAGAACAGCAACGCGACCACGATTGCGAACGATGCGGTGAGCAACGCCAAGCTCGCCAATATGACCGCGAGCACGATCAAGGCGCGCGTCACCGGCAGCACGGGCGACCCCGAGGACGCCACGCTGACGCAGGTGCTGGATCTGGTCGGGTCTGCCGCGCAAGGCGACATACTCTACCGAGACTCCGCTGCGTGGGCGCGTCTGCCGGCTGGCACATCGGGCAACTATCTGAAGACGCAGGGCGCGGGCGCGGCTCCGACTTGGGCGACGGTCAGCGCGAGCGGCGGCGGCTCAACCAACCTTTGGCTCGCAGCCTCGCAATGGATTCCGCGCACGACGACTGGCGCCGGCATCGACTCGCGCGAGCTCACCACGAACAACTACGACGAGCTGCTGTTCGACGCGGGCACCGCCGAGTTCGCGCAGGCGCTCGTCGTGATGCCGAGCAACTACAACAACGGCACGCTAACGGCGCGCTTCTACTGGACCGGAAGCGGCGCGCTCGACACAACCGACGACGTCGTGTGGGGATTCCAGGGCGTGGCCGTCGCCAACGACGACGCGCTGGGCGTCTCGATGGGCACGGCGGTCACGGTCGCGGACACGGTCATCACCATCAACGATATGATGATCTCTTCCGCCACGACGTTCGCGACGATGGCTGGCACGCCGGCCGCGAACAAGCCGCTGCTGCTTCAAGTCTACCGAGACGCGGCAAATGCGGGCGATACCTACGGCCACGATGCCCGCTTGCTGGGCGTCGAGATCGGATTCACCTCGGCCTGATGAGAGCGCGGCAGCGACATCTAAAGCCTAAGTCGCTCGGCGTTAGAGCGGCTTACGATGCACGGTACATCACCGGCCTATCCGATGGCGCGGCGGTTTCAAGCTGGAGCGACCTATCCGGCAACGGATTCACGGCCACGCAAGGCACGACCGCACGCCAGCCGTCATACAAAACAGACGCTATCGGTGGGTCGCCGTCCGTTCGTTTCGACGGTGCCGGTGATAATCTGGCGCACAGCATTACCAACAACGCGACGCACACCTCGTTTATCGTCATCAAGCGACTGTCATCTCAAACCGGAGACCGAGGGATTTATCAAGTCGGAACAACCGGAGCGACCGGCGATATGGTTCTTTTGCTTAGGAGCGGTTCGGTGGATAGGTGGTGCACATACACATCAAACTACGCTTACGCTAACACGACCATTGGAACTTCGTCCCCGTACATTCTCTCATCTAACGACAACGCAGGGAGCGGCGGCGCATTCTTCGCCGGAGGAACTGCTGACGGAACGTGGACTGGGAACGGCGTCGCGCAGGGCATTAATCACATCGGCGGGTATTACACCGCGTCGCCGCTAGTCGATCAAACGTCTAACATCGACCTAGGAGCATTGATGATGACGTCGGCTACGCTCTCGGATCCGCTGCGGAAGCGGGTGGAGAAAAGCTACGCCTACTCTTTCAAAATCGCCTGTTCCTGACCTATGCCGACTTATCTTACCCTCGACTGCGAGCTCCGGTCCGAGACTGACGCTGACACCATTGCCAATCTGGAGCGCAAGGGGTGGGTGGTCACGGTGCCGCCAGCCTACGATCCCGCGACCGAGCAGCCGCCGGTCTGGGAAAACTGCGGATGGGTGGTCAAGCTGCTGCCGCCGCCGCAGCCGTACCGTGTCAGCAAGGACACGATAACCTCACGCGTTCTAGCTGCCGGCAAGATCCCGGATCTGATGGCAGTAATCGCCAGCCTAAACGCCGAGGAGCAGTTCCTCTGGACGAACTACGCCTGGTTCTGGAACAACAACCCCACGGCGCTCGCCATCTGCGCGCAGCTTGGCCTCGACCCCGCGGTGATCCTCGCGCCCGACCACTACCTGACGTGAGCTCGCGACCCGACATTAACCTCTACTCGTTCAATGGGCCGGCCGACAACGGACGGTTCGTCGACGATCTGCCTCCAGTCATCGTTCCCGACGACACCATCGCGGATACGATCAAGTGCAGCACGAGCCTCACGAACTTCCGCGCCAAGCTCGGCACGGTGTCGAGCGGCTACGAGGACGCGCTGGACATCAACAACCTTTGCCAAGGCATCGACATTGAAGCCGAGAATTGGGTTTTTCCGGCCGGCAAGGCCGAGACTGGATTTACGCTCAAGGGCGGCTCGCAGGATCTGCGCGTGGCCGGCTTAGTCGACGGCGACCCGCTGGTGGACATCGGCAACGCGAGCGACCAAAGCAACAAGCCGACCAAGGGCGTGAAGCTCGCGCTGCGGCGCGTCGACGGAAAGCCGATCCGCGTGCGCGTTCTAAATGGTGACATGCCGACCCTAGAGGAGGGCTCCGGGCCGTATCGATTCGTTTTCCCTTGGAAGTGTCCGCTGCTCCAGAAGGTCACGATTTACACGTACCTTCTTCTTAAGCGGATCTTCGGCATCTAATGAAGACCACCGACCAACTCCTCGCACTCGCGCAAATGGCCGGCGACCTGGTCGCGCGACTAGACCGGATGGAGCAGCAGTTCGCGACGCAATCGCTCGCGCTTAACGCGGCCGACAAGGCGCTCGCCGCAAGCCTTGACGGTTTGCGCTCTCTTGACGCCGCCGCATTAGAGGCCCGCATCGCCGCCATCGAAAAGAAACTCTCCCAATGAGCAGCCAACTGGAAAGCATTTACTCCGACGAACTCATCCTGCTTGCCGAGACGCTCGGCGAGGTGAAGACGCGCACCGAGAAGTTGGAGGGCGAGTTCTCGACGCACGCGAAGCCGCTTGAGGCCGCGACCAACGCGCTTTCGGCTGCGCTGTCCGGCATCAAGGCGCTGCAATTCCACGTCCTCGACAACAACCTGGGCGCGCTCTCCGCTCGCGTGGAGGAGATGCGGAAGGCGGTCGACGAGCAGGTCGGCGTCATCGCGCTTGAACTCAAGAAGGCCGACGAGACCAACGCGGCCAAGGCTGGCGCGGAGGCCGAGGCGCTGCGCTCTGAGATCGTGGCGCTGCAATCGCAGCTGGGCTCTCTCGTCACGCAGTTCGGCCAGCAGCTGGAGCGGGTCGAGTTCGCGGCGAAGGAGGAGGCAAAGAAGCTTCAGCTGATCCCTGGGCCGGCCGGCGCGGCGGGCGCCTCGCTGAATCCTCGCGGCACGTTCATCGATGGCGAGGTTTACAACCGCCTCGACGTGGTCTCGTGGCTGGGTTCCAGCTACATCGCCACCGTTGATGGCGTGACCGAGAAGCCGAGCAAAAACAGCAACCAA